CGCTCCTAGAACGGAGTTAACTATGTTTACTAATAAATGATTTACCATATAAGGGTGAATATACAACCCTATTTTTGCGACTCAAAGTCTTTTGTGAAGAACTTACCTAAAATATTATCGTTAAAGAATAGATGTGGATTTTCTAATACCTCATAGATAAATTGTGCTTTTGTCTCCTCGTAAGTTAATAACTTTTTTGAAGTAGCCAAAGTTAAGATTTCACGTTTGAAGTTCTCTATTGGTTCGTTCTCTAATAAGTTTGTTAAGACTTTATTTGAACCCCAATATGTTTGCCAATCTGATTCTTTAACTACTTGTTTATATGATGGTTTTCTACCTTTAGTACCTTCATATAATGCTAAATCTTTTTTAGTTAATTTAGCTTTACGAGTAAATTTAATGAATTTTTTTCCTATATAGGCTTTACCACTTGGGATATGGGTAATTCTATATACGAAACCGAATGTTGATGGGGGGAAGTCTTCTAATAAAGACATTTCCTCTCCCTTATATAACCAGTTCATAATTAATTAGAAGATTATTTGGTTGGCTCCAAGTAAAGTTAAGCCCTCAATTGAACCCAAATCATTAACTTGGAACCTCATAATAGCAGTTTCAGCATTAGAATTAAGAGATATAGTATTAACTGTACTACCATCAACTTCATATACATTTCTAAGTTTTATAAATGAGTTGTTTCCGTTTCTTACTTGATAAACTGGTACGAGATTTTGACCACTAGCACCCCTTGCTAATTCTACAATAACTTCATCTCCCGCTGAAGCCCCTGAAGGTTGGACCATTCTAAAACGTTGGTTCGACGAGGCGGAGTTATTAATAACTGATAGTCTATTGTAACCAGTGCTCAATTCATATGAATAATCTGAGGAAAATGTAAAAGTATCAGTGGTTCCTGTTGTAATAGCAGCATCATCACCACTAACCCAGTCTACAGCATAACTCATATAAGTTGTATTATCTGTAGATGAAATAATCGTATATCTTTCTGTATGTGCTCCTCCTCCTGATTGAAGAATAGTAATTGAACCGCTAACTGCTAAATTTTCTAAAGTATTACTATTATCACCACCGGCTGAGGCTGTTTTGAATACATCAATTCTATCTACGTTTGAGCCAATATTACTTACAGCATATCTAACTGATACCTCACCATTAGCATTGGGTGCTGCCGGAGAAGTTGATACAGCATCTACAGCATATCCAGTAGTATTTAAGTAAGTATCATAAGTAATAGAAGTAGCTGAACCTGGTCTTGTAAATGAAGTACTACTACCTGAAGAGCCTGATGTACCTGATGAGCCAGAGCTACCTGAAGTACCACTACCTGAAGAGCCTGATGTACCTGATGAGCCAGAGCTACCTGAAGTACCACTACCTGAAGAGCCTGATGTACCTGATGAGCCTGAGCTACCTGATGTGCCATTACCTGAAGAACCTGAAGTACCTGATGAGCCTGAGCTACCTGATGTACCAGCATCACCAGCAACACCTGATGAACCTGAAGTACCTGATGAACCAGATGAGCCAGAAGTACCTGAACCTCCACCTCCATAAGAACCAGTAATAAAATATTCCCCCGTAGATGTATTTCTAACTACTACACTACTTAAAACACCAGCAGCATCTTGAGCACTTTCATGATATATAGAACCGGTAACGGTTAAACTACCATTAATATCAATATCATAACTTCCAGTACCCGTAAAAGCGTTTACTGATTGTGATACATGCCAAGCATTTATAGTGAACCCCTGGTTGATTTCATCCGTGGATGGGGTAAATATATTTTCTAGTCTTTCGGTTCCTTTTCCCATTGTAATTATCTATCTATGTTTATAAATATAGTAGTATCTGTTGTTCTCGATATTGGGAGTGGTTGGGATAGCTTCCCAACTGCAAGTAAATTTTGATCATTATCATATAATCCTACAGTACTAACGTAAGGTGAAAAATAAGAACCTGTTACAAAATCATAGACTGTACCATCTGTAGAACCTGAGATGATTGAAGGGTTCAAACTAAAATTATACTCAAATTCATTTATAGTAGCTTTATATTGTGTTTCGTAAATATCAAACGAACTAGAGAATGAGCAAGTAACGTTAGTAGCATTAATAATATCATCAGAAGTTAAATTCCCACCCCCATATATATTTTCTCCATATGATCCGGTTCCATATCCTTCATTAAGACCAGCATTATCAGCACAGTTAGTAAATATAACTATACCATGAGTATATATAATATTTCCTAAATACCCTCCAGTATCATAAGCAATTTGACCATTACCATCATCTATAATTGTATAATCTACTCCTTGTGTAGGATCTGTAATTTTAAATTTAAATGAATTGGGTTGGATATAATCACCCCATAAACGAGAAGGTATAGAAAGAATTGCTATTAGTGAATTTGATTCTGTAGGGAAGTATCTAATAACGTCATCTGTACTTTGTAAATAATTTTCATATCTACCTACAGAATTTGGACTACCTACAAATACATCACCTTCTACATTTTCTCCGGGAAATAAACTTTGTGTTTGAACAGAAGATCCAAATGAAGAAGTAGTGAAATTTGAATAATATAATTCTTTAACTGAATTATATAATAATTCTTGGTCTTGGATACCTACCGAACTATTTCCAGTTATAGGGTTTGAACCTGAAATAAAAGGAGAAGATTGAATATTTTTACCTTTGAATCTAGCTATTTGGACATCAGAATTGTTGAATTCAGAAGCAGGAAAGGAGAACCCCTTATTTACTTTAAAGGGTTCTACTATTATATCCTGTGATAAAAATTGTTTGAATGCACTCATTCATTTATTTTAAAAGTCTAATTTTACTCTAACAAGAGCTTCTTTTGTGAAATCTTTTTCTAATGGTCTTGATAATTTAGCTACTGCTAATAACTCATTAGTATCATTATACAAACCTACAGTTGTAATATATGTTGTAGGGGAATTAATAAATGATGGGAATAATACCTCACCAGTTGAGCCTGAAATAAATGATGGGTTTTCTGAGTAATTGAACTGGGAACTTCTAGGTCTTACAAATACAAAGTCTGAAGTAATTGTTTCTTCTGAATTTGCTGTAAAACTAGCAGCATCCGAACTAGAAATAGCCTTAAATATAATTTCTGGGTTTGGGTTAGAAGTTATAGATAATGCTGATGTTGTTGTAGCATCTAAACCAATACCTCCATCGGCTTCATCATTAGATAATGCTCTTGGATTTAAAATATAAGTAGCAATATCTGGTAAGAATAAACCATATGAACCTGAATTAATACTATATCCATTTGATTCTAATGTATTAAATACGTTACCTGCTGAACCTGATACTAATTGGAATACTCTACCAGCATCATTAAATACTACTGAAGAAGCTACTTGGCTATTATCAGTTAATGAGATAACACCATCTGAACCTGAGATTAATAATGTAGTTGATCCCGGGAATATAGATTCTTTATATCTACTTCTTTCAGCTGATATAGCCCAAAAATCTGAAGATGTAATACTACCAAAAGTAAAATCTGCGTTTTCATCTCCTAACACTAAAGTACGATATTGACCATAAACTGTTGAAGAAGGTGATTTACCATCTACAGCAGTATCGTAAGCAATACTACCACTACCTTTTTTATTTCCATAAGTAACTGCAAATTCTAAAGAAGATGTTGTTTCATTAGAAAAAATATTTAAATAATAATCACCTGAGTTACTTGCAGCTTGGGTTGAAGAAGTAAAAAATGTAGTAATTTCTGGTACTTGGTTATTAGTAAATAAACCAGCTGTAATGCTATCTGCTGATACTACGAAATCGTCTGCTTCTAATCTATTAAATGACATAATTAAGATACTTTAGTTATGGTGATTGGAACTTGTAATCTTGCACCACTATCTCTACCTACAACTGTCATTGTAGCGTATAATGCAGTGTTAGCACCAAATAATGTATTAACTGTAGTTGCTCTAAGATTAATTGTCGTACCTACTACTGTTGCAGATACGTTAGTACCTAGAGTAGTTGTTGAATTAACATTTAAAGCATTAGTTTGAGCTGAATCTATACCAACACCTTCAAATGTAGATAATAATCTAACATCTGAAATAGTAGCAGTATAACCACTAGCTTCATTTTGATTACCACCTAAATAGTTTAGGGTTTGAGGAGTAATTGCTAATGAAGCTCCTTGTTTAATTACAATTGAAGTGTAACCTACATCTAAGATTGGCATCTTAGCAGTACCACGTGGTAAAGTAGTAAGTTTATATTTCATGATTTGTGTTTCATCAGGAAATGCTTCTAGTAAAGGCATGTTTTCAATAGCTTGACCATAATAAGCTGAGCCTGAAGGGTGAGTTGGATTATAAAGTGTGTAGTCGATTTCATCGTCCGCTAATGCAAACTGTGTGATTCTAAACGAACCATCATTTTTAGCTAACAATTCTCTACCCTTAGTTGTAAGAATAGCATCAACTGTTACTACCGAATTATTTAAATATCCCATTGTTTAATACGTATTTAGTTATAAATATATGATTTTTTAATTTTATATGCAAGTTTATCTTGTTTTACTTCCGAATTTAGTAACTATACTTTCAAGGTTATTAGTGATGGGTTCATTACTAAATTCTTGGTACATAACTCCTGAACCCATTCCACTTAAAGTATTTTCTCTAACTACAATACCATTTCCATTAGATTGCCAAATTAAAGCACCATAAGATGTAGTTGGTGAACCACCGTTATATCCTAAATAAGCTCCTCCTCCTGACCAATTTGAATCATTTGTTTTTTGGTCAAGATAAAAATAATTTGAACCATCAAATGAAGATGATACAATTTGTCTTACACCATAATATCCTAAAGGATCTACTAAGTCCCCATTTTCATCAGTACTATTATTCATTACTAAAGAAGTTTGAGGAGTATCACCTATATATTCAATAGGATTAGACATAGTAGTATAAAGACTAATATACCATTTTTGTCCCTGTTCTATACCTTTAATAAGTATATCTTCAATTTCTGTTTGTGAAGTGAGAGAACCAGTTTGGTAAGTTTGTGTAGTCGAATTAATTTCTACTTTAGGAACATTACTACTTAAAATAAAAGCATCTTGACCATTTTCCACAAAAGTTTGACCATATGTTACCCCATCACTAGATTGATTAGGTATCATAAATGAAGAAATAGTGGGTACTTGGATACTACTAGCTATAACATTTAATCCTCCTACATTAACTTGAGAATCTGAATATTGGTAAATTTCAACATTATCTCCTGATTTAAAAGATTGTTTAAGTATACCTGTAAAATTATTTTGATCTGAGGATAAAGTTGTTACATCATTAGAATTATTACCTACTAACAATAAATTATTTACTGTTACTGCTCCTGCTCCCAATATTTCAGGGGAAGCACCACCTCCAGTTCCAAATTGAGCTAAAATAGATCCTAAACTTTCTACATTAGGAAGAACACCAAATCCCCCAGAAGTAGAATTTTGATTAACATTAGGAGAGGTTGATTTGGCTCCTAAATAATTACGTGTTTTTATAGGTGTTGAATAGTAATTGTAATCTTGTATGAATGCTTTTGGTAAATCACCACCTTGTTGAGATGCTGTTATTACAGCTTGTTGATTTACTGCTTGTATAGCATTACTATTATAATCTAAATCCCAGAAAATATTACTTCTTCTAGCTACTGTATCATTATTAAGTAGAGCTTGATTATTAGGATCTGCTAGAACATTTTCATATATACTAGCAGTATATGCAAAATAATCACCTGAGGAGTTAGGTAAAAAGGCTATTTTAGGGGTTAATAAAGGTCTTCCATTTATATAAAAATCTTCTACATTTAAACTTACTGTAAAGTCGTCTCCATTATTAATGGTTGGAGAAGTATAAAATATATAACCTACATTATCGGCATCAGTAATTGAAAAAGTATAAGGGTCTAATGGAGAATCATTTGTTGCTTCTACAATTAACTGATAGGTTTTATCTGATTTAAAATTAAATAAAATATCTGATCTTTCATTAATACGATCGTCTTGTTGGAATAATAGTCTTTGTGTTAATGTAGGGTTAGATAAACTACCAGTAGTTGCTACAATGGTAGAACCACTTAATTCTCCATTATAAAACTCTTCATCAGTATCTTGTGTAAAGGGGATGTGACCAAAAGGGGTAGTATAACTACCTCCCCAATTTTGTTGGGATATAAGTGATAAATCAATTTCAGCTCCCGATCCAGGACTACCGTTTATAGTTAGGGTTGGTAATGAAGTATATCCACTACCACCATCTACTAAAGTAATACCATTAATAGCACCACCAGTACTTGTTAAATCACTTGCTTGTAAAGTTATAATAACATCAGAAGTACCACCACCTAAATCAACAGCTGGGATTGTAATTGTATCTCCAACTTCTACACCAGTAGCTGTATTAAGAACTACTTGCGCAACAGTAACAACACCGTTACCAGTAGAACCACTTACGTTAAAAGCAAGTTGTACAGATACCCCTGATGGTGATGTAGTATAAGTACCTCCATAAGTGTTAGGTTCATAATCATTTGAAGTTTGAGTAATAGAACCTACTAAATTTTTACCACCTGATAATCTAAAGTTTTCATCTATACTATCAATTGATATTACTAATCCACTACCACCACCACCAGTAGTAGTTACAGAATAATTAGATAATGGAGATTGGTATCCTGATCCTCCGGAAGTTAAAGATGCAGAAATAGCGTTTAATTGAACAAAACTACCACCAGTACTACCTGTGATAGCTTCTATTGGGATTGAATCATAATTACTAGAAGCAGTATAA